AAATCCAGGAGATTATGAGAGAACGTGGTCAGCTTTCAGACATAACCGCCCGATGTGCAATAGGAGGAATAAGATGCGCGACTTGACGGTACTTATTACTGGCTGTTCGAAACATTCGAAAGAAATCGTGGACTGCCTGACACAGAACGAAGACGGAAGAAAAGTAAATGTTGTGGCAGTGAATATGGATGAAAACAAACTGCTGCATCACGGAACCACTCATCAATATGTCGCCCCACCAATTACGGATGCAGATTATATCCCGTTTTTAAAGAAGGTGTGCAAAGAAACCAACACTGATATAATTCTGCCGTATATCACAGCGGAATTGGAGCTTGCGGCGCGGTATAAGACAGCTCTGGAACCGATGGGAGTAAAAGTTTCCGTGGCGAGTCCTGAAACACTGGACATCCTGAATAATAAGGAGAAGTTCGGGGAGATGTTCCGAAGGTACGCACCAGGGCAATACGCTACGGATGATGTACATACTGCGAAAATAATATGCGAGGCGTACAAAAACAAGAAAATGAAAGTTTGCTGCAAGATATCCGGAAAATGTGGAGGAACAGGATTTTGCATCATTGATAATGAGAAAGCATATGATATTTCGTTATTTAACCGCTGTGGAGTCAACCGCTATATATCCGATCAGGATCTATACAAGATCATAGAGAACGGGAATAGGGTGATCCTCCAGGAATACGTGGAAGGGATTGACTACAGCGTATGCGTGCTGGCGGATCACGGAAGAATCCTGGATATGGTCGGTTACGCTGGATTTGATATGGAATTTGGCGCGGTAGTCAATGGCCAGATCGTAACCAACCGGAACGCATTTGAGATTGCACGAAAGATTGTAGAGGATCTCAAGGTTGACGGAAATGCATGTTTTGATTTCATTTTGGAGGGCGGAAAGTCCAGGACAGAAATGAGTGACATGCAGAACGCGCCAGTAAAGCTCCTCGAATGCAACCCGAGAATCAACGCCTCGATCGGGTTCTGCTGGAAAGCTGGGGTGAACCTGGTGTATCTCAGATGTAAGCAGTTGATGGGAGAACTGGAAGAGAAAGATTTCCTTGCTGGGTCCAACATCAAAGAAGGGCTGCGCATGCAGAAATATTATGAGTCAGAATATTTCTTTTAATATTTACTGCATGTCCTACATGCGGCCCCACGCGATCATGACGAAAAATGTATTTGAATACTGCACTTACGTCGTGAGAGCTGAAGAGGAAGAGGCGTACCGTAAAGCCGGAGTAGAAGACATCCTGGCAATCCCGGAAGGAAAAGTTCATGATTTTATGTCAACGTTCTACTGGATCATAGAAAATACTCCAGAGGACGTTATTTGTATCGTGGACGATGACGTAAAAGAGATGCTGTACCGGATGGACTACAAAGCCCCGATCAGAACGAAAACCGGAGAGCTGGATCAGGAGAGGGCAACGGCGGAATGTGAAAGAATCGCCCAGATCCTGTATGATTTGAATTTAGGACTTGCCTACGACAATCCTCAACCAGCTCCCTACGTATACCATCAGGAATGGCAGTTCAAAGCAATGCCGGGGCATATCCGGTGGGTGAACAAAGCGGCATTCAAAGCGAAATATAATCCAGAAGATCCTGCGACCAGCGATATTGACATGGCCATGCAGGAACTTTTGCTGAACCGGGTTATTTTACAGCCAGTTTATTATTGCACACAAGCGACGATGGACACCAACGATGGGTATGCAGAACCGCGATCCGTTCATGAATCCATCCAATATGCAATGATGAATAAATGGGGCCAGTATTATGATTACGACTTCAAGAAGAACACAGCCAAAATAAATGTACAAAGATGACAAATATCCGGGCATTTATGCCGTGCTAATGCTGAAAATGGAAGAATGGTTTCGAAACGCTTGTTCGATGTACGGAAGGGCGGTAAGATGAAAATAACAAAAGAAACCACAACACCAGGAGGAAGAAAAGCATGG